ATACCAAAAGATATTTATCTGAAGATTATGCATTTTGTCGTTTATGGCAGAAAATAGGTGGTAAAATATACGCCGACATTATTAGTGGCATGACACATATGGGTAATTACTCATTCAAAGGTAACGTAGCCACTCAATTTACACCACAGAAGAAGAAATGAATTTAGATTTACAAATCAAAGATAATTTTTTACCAAAAGATTTATTTGATAAGTTGTCTGTTTATTGCACAACTTTGGACTATGACGACAAAATGATTAAATATAGAGTAGATGATGAACATGTTTTCTATACAAATCAAATTTTTGAGCACGATGATTTGTTAAAAGACATAGAAAAATCTATCGTAAAATATTTTAATATGGGTATAAAAAACTTACATTTGGCTGCTTTTACTCTTGTAGCCGCAAAAGAACCCACTCCTCATATAGATAAATTAAAATTTGCAACAGAAAAACATTTAATTATTTATTTACATGGTGATTCACATATGAACGCTGGAACTGGTTTTTACGAGTCTCGTGGTGATGTTTTAAATTTAAATACAGCCGTTGGCTGTTATCCTAATAGAGCCATTCTTTTTAACGGACATGATACACATCATTCACCTTTATTATATACAGCCAAAAATGTAACTCCAAGATTCGCCCTTATTATATGGTTTGAACCAGAAATTGGTCTTTAGCTTTTAAACAAAATAGGTTAGAATAATCGCCCATGAAACTCGTAGATTTAAAATTTCAACCAGGCATTGACAAACAAGATACTGCTTACTCAGCAGGGGATCAACGTAAATATGTTGACTCAAATCTTGTACGCTTTCACTATGGAAAACCTGAAAGATGGAAAGGTTGGACATATCTACCAGATCCTAATAAAACTATTGTGGGCGTGGTCCGTGATACGCATAGCTGGATTGGTTTAGACGGAACCAGATACCTTGCTTTAGGCACTGATAGAAAATTATATTTATTCTCTGGTAGTAAGATTTATGACATTACACCTATTAGAGAAACAGCATCTTTAACAAATCCATTTACAACAAATGGAACAACAACAGTTACAGTAACTGACGCAGATCACGGCGCTATTGAAGGAGATTTTGTAACCTTTGATTCTTTCTCTGCAATAGACGGTTTGGACATGAATAACGAATTTGAAGTTACAACGTACGTTGACGCAAACACTTACAAAGTAACACACACTAGCGCAGCTTCTGGATCTACTTCTGGTGGTGGCGGATCAGGTAATGCTAATTATCAAATTAATATTGGAGAGACTGCTTCAACTTTTGGATATGGATGGGGCACGGATACTTGGAGCACTAGCACTTGGGACACTCCACGTACTTCTTCAACTGTTACTGTATTTGCACGTACTTGGTCATTAGATAATTTTGGTGAAGATTTAATTGCTACAGTATTAAATGCTAGTACCTATATAAAAGATATTTCTGGTGCGATAGACGCAAGAGCAACAGCTTTATCTAATGCTCCTACTGCATCTAGGTTTAGTTTAGTATCAACTGATACAAGACACTTGATGATTTTTGGTACAGAAACCACTATTGGCACACCAGCATCGCAAGATGATTTATTATTTAGATTTTCTGATCGAGAAGACGCTACAGATTATACACCAGTTGCAACAAATGAAGCTGGTTCATTACGTATATCGGATGGTTCTAGAATAGTAGGCGCTGTTAAATCATCAGGGCAAATATTAGTTTGGACAGATACATCACTTCATGGTGTTCAGTTTGTTGGTACACCTTTTACTTTTGGTCTTAGACAACTTGGTGCAAACTGTGGATTGATAGCACAACACGCTGCTATTGAAGTAAATGGTAGAGCATATTGGATGTCTGATAATTCTTTTTACATGTATGATGGTGTTGTCAAAAAAATGCCATGTTCCGTACAAGATTATGTATTTGATGATTTAAGTTACACAAATAGAAATGATATTGCTTGTGGCATAAATACAGCTTTTAATGAGATTATTTGGTATTATCCTTCAGCAAGTGCTACAGCAATAGATAGAGGTGTTGCTTACAATTATTTAGAAAACACTTGGTACACTGTTAATCTTGGAAGAACAACTTGGCTTGGTGCTTATGTTTATGAAAATCCTATTGCTACCGAATATAGCGCAAGTGTAACAGCAAACGTATCTACTATATTAGGTTTGACTGCGGGAGCTTCTTATATTTACGAACATGAATCAGGTAACAACCAAGCAGATGGCACAGCCTTGCCTGCTTTCTTAACAACTGGATCCGTTGAGATTGCTGACGGTAATGAGCTTATGTCAGTTAGTAAATTAGTACCTGATTTTGATAACCTTGCTAATACAATGACAGCTACTCTAACGCTTGAGCAGTATCCACAATCTGCATCTAATGTAACAACAACGGGTTCTATTTCTAGTACAACAGAGAAAATTGATGTAAGAGGTAGAGGTAGAGCGGTTAAAATTAAATATGAAACTAACACAGTTAATGACACAGCTTGGAGACTTGGATCTACTAAGTTACAACTTAGACCAGATGGAAGAAGATAATGTCTAAAATAACAATCACACGACTACCAAATGCTACACCAGAATATAGTCCTAATCAGTTTGATCAAATGGTGCAATTACTAGATCAAATTATTCTTTTACTTAATACAAACTACCAACAAGATTTAAAAGAAGAATCACAGTCGGAGGCTTTTTTCCTTGGCTAATACTTTTAAAAGCGCAATGGTAGATATTACCACAACAGATTTAACAACTGTTATAACAGTTCCTACGGCTAATCCTGGTGCAACCCCACCAGTTATGCCTACTACGGATGTAGTAAAATCTCTTTTAATTTGCAATGACTCTGGTTCAACAACTTTAGTTGATGTTGAAGTTGTCCGAGGTGCTGCAACTTTTGAAATATTCAAAGCAAAGAGTGTTGCTACAAACACAACAACAGAATTATTGACTCAACCTTTAGTTCTGCAAGAAAGTGATGTTCTTAAAGTTCAAGCAAATGCTGCCAATCAGGTGCACATTATAGCAAGTTTTATGGAGGTCACGAAAGGACAACTCTGATTAACTTACATTCTCTATTTATTACCCCCGTATTCTCACTACAATTAAAAGGCCACGAACATCTTACTGATAGCATCTATCAACTACGAAAGAAAGATGAGATAGGTATGCCGCGGTCCAATGTCGGTGGTTGGCATAGTCATGATGAAATATATAGTATTAAGAAATTTAATCCGTTGGTCGATGACATTCTTAAATATGCAAAAGATTGTTTTAATCACATGGATGTTAAAGATAATTATGCTCCAGAGATAACGGGTATGTGGGGTATGATAAACCCACCAGGATCACGAAACAACGTGCATACACATCCATACAACTATTTATCTGGTGTTTTTTATCTTAAAGCTCCTAAAAAGTGTGGAAATATCGTGTTTCTAGAGCCTAAACCACAGTCAGAAGTACTATCACCCCCTAAAACAGATAAAGCCTCTATACACCTCGCTCACAGCGTACAATGGGAGCCTGTTGAAAATTCCTTGATTTTTTTCCCTTCATGGTTACAACATGAAGTACAAACAAATTATTCTAATGATGACAGAGTTATTATTAGTTTTAACATAAATTGGAGAAAAGACTAATGCCGATAGTTGAACCTGCTGAATTACTAGGACACATTACAACAAGTGATGGAAGAAGAATTCCTCATTATAAAGTAAAAACTGAAACAACAATTACTCACGCTGATACAGGTGCTGAATATGAATCAGAAGAGGCAGCTCAAGCTGATGTTGATAACCCAGGAACATCTACAACAGCCGAGAAAATAAGAAGAGATGTAAAAGTATTTGCTCCTTCTTTAGCAGACATGTTAGGTGAAACACCTGAATAATTAGGCGCTACAAGCTTCACATTCCATTTCAGAATCTAAACCTGTTACCATGACAGTCGCATCGGAGTTATGTGGCTTACCTTGAATTGCATGTATATGAGGACCTTTTTTGTGTTCTAATAATTCTTTTTGTAGTTTTTCGTTTTCTCTTTCCACTGCTAATAAACGTTCGTGGTAACGACTCACCTTATCAGCAAGGGTAGCTATAGCCTTCAATACTTCTTGATTTTCCATAATATCTCCTTGATTTATAATTTTTGGGTGAGATCTAATTTAAACATGTGTACAGAATATATCAAGTAATCTTTTTTAAATTGTTTTCTTGACAGGAAATTCATGTTATGAAAGGGACAGAAAAAAGAATGAAAGCACAAACAACTGCATTTGGAAGAATAGTAAAAAGATATGATTTATCTTTAGAAGATATTAATGATTTAAATAATAGGTATGAGGCACATAGAGAAAAACTTAATTCTTTTGGTCCAAGGTTAGCAGGCAGATTAGATTCGGAATTAGAGTTTACACATTTATTAGGGGAAACGAATATATCAAAATCTATCGTTGATTGCATGAATGACTACATGGAAACTTTAAGTCAAATAAATTTATTACCAGAAAAAAAACCTTTAAAAATTTTAAGTTGTTGGATTAATGACATGAAAGAAGGTGAATATAATCCACCTCACACACATCACGATAACTCAGGATGGTCTACAGTTTTGTTTTTAAAAGTTCCTGAATTTATAAATGATGCAAGAGATCCTCATAAATTTAAAGATGGTAAATTAGGTTTTATGGGAGTTTGGGGTTCAAGCTGTACATGGATGGAACCAAAGACAGGGCACTTTTACATATTTGAAGCAGCTCATCAACATTGTGTTATGCCTTTTAAAACAAAAACAAAAGGAGAAATAAGAAGATCAATGTCTTTTAATTTTATAATAGATGAATGAAATACTACAACTTATCTAAAAATATAATAGCTTGTGAAAATTTTTTACCAAATCAAAAACTAGAAGAACTTTATTCTGATTTGTTAAATAATAGACAATTATTTCAATCACCTCGTTGGAGTGGTGAAGGAGAAAACTCAACAGAATTATTTAGCGATAAATGTGGTGGATTAGATTTTTGGATTTCAAATAAAACAAAAGAAAATAATAATTCTTTTATAGAAAGTCTTCACAAATGGTTAATGCATCAAGGTTTGAGGTATTTTGTAAGAGACAACGGAGCTCCTATATATGAATTATTAGAAAGAAACCTTGAATGGAATATTCACGTTATTTCTTACAATAACGGAGGATATTATAACTGGCATAAAGATACTGCAATGTCTACTTTGTTTACATTTAATTTAATTTTAAATAAAGGACAGTCTTTAAAAGGTGGTGATTTATTATTTTATGATGAAAAAATTATTGAGGTAAAAAATAAAAATAATTTTTTTGTATTGTTTCCAACTTATATACCTCATGCTATAACTCCAGTATATACAGAGGATAGAAAAGATGTTTCTTTTTTGGAACAAAGATTTAGTATTCAATTTTGGGTAAAATTAAAATGAATAAACCTCTTTTTAAAATACATGATAATCTTTTTAATGAACAAGAAATAGATGCTTTATATGGTTCTTTTCGAGATGAAAAACCTTGGACATTTACAGGTGCTGCCAAAGACATTTCAGGGCCTAGAAAATTTAAAAATCCTTTAGAAAAAGAAGATGAAGTTAACAAAATTCTTTTTAAAACTGCTGATGATATTTTAAAAAAAGAAAATTTATTTGATTCAGTAGAGTTAGTAAATTCATATGCTAGTTCGTATGTTTACGGAACAATGCATGATTTTCATGAAGATGGAGCTAATGACTATAATCAAATTTATACCGTAATGTTTTATTTAAATAAAGTATGGGCATTAATATATGCAGGTGAAACTGTTTTTTTAAACAAAGAAAAAACAGAAATTGAAAATGCTGTAATTCCAAAACCAGGAAGAGCAGTTATTTTTGATGGTTTTATAACTCACGCAGCACGTGAAATATCTCGTTCTTGTATTGAACTTAGAATGGTTTTC